GCATGAACGCCGTCTACGCTGTCATGCGTGATGCCTACCTAGCGGAGAAAAAAGAATCGTAGGAGGGATGAAAAATGGCCATCATCATCACAAACGTAACAAAAAAATTAGACGATGACGATGCTATTGATGAATATACGGTATCTGTTGACATTTCGGAATTTACAACGGGTACAGATGCCAAAAGCATTGTAGCGCGCTTTAAGCACAGAAGGAACGAAGGTACGGCGCAATGCCTGCGCTTAGCTGCCGATGCGGTTGATGAGGCCTTTCAGCAAATGATGGATGACCTGCCGAAATGACCGAAGTCACTTGGCCAATAGTCAGCGCTGTGGCTTACGAATTGCAGCATCCAATCATTAAGGTGCCCAACAGTCCCTTAATCATTGTCGGCACAACGTCGCATTCATGGCTCACGAAAGAGGACAATCCTGAACTAGGCGATCTCCATAGCGTGGACATACACTACGATGGAGACGACCCAACCCATGATTTTGTGGATGCGACGGCCTTCTTCCCATTACCAGATGCAGAAACTCTCGCAGACGATTATAATGCTCCATATCGTAAAAGTTACCGCTTGCTGGTGCAACGAATGACAACCTGGTCCCGAACGATTTCAGACGTTCTAGATAAACACGACAGAGCATCTACATTCCTTGAATTGGCAGTTCTCGTGCGAGAGGCCAGCCCCGGACCGATAGCAGTCACACATCCCTCCGGAACATGCGGATATGTCCGGAGTTAACGAACCCGTCATGAGTCTCATAGAACAGCCGCGGAATAACGGGAACGAAACGCGTCGGCGTTATAAACCTGTCCCGCCAATCGAGCATCAGTTCAAGCCAGGTAATCCGGGAAGACCTAAAGGATCGCGCAATAGGCTTGCTGAAAAGTTCTGGACTGACTTGTATGGCGCATGGCAAGAGCGCGGCAAAGAAGCCATTCAGCGGATGATAGACGATGATCCGGGCGGGTTTGTCAAAGTCGTTGCTTCTCAGATGCCTAAGGAATTGCTACTGAAAGCGGAGTCATTGGACGATTTGAGCGACGAGGACATTCTTGAGCGACTTGAATTACTCCGGTCTTTCGCGAACCGAGCTATTGCAGATAGAACGGCGCCTGTCATCGATATGGGAGAAGCGCCAGGAGAAGAAGAAGCTTGAGGGAAGTCTGATTGATTTCTTTGAGGCGGCGTGGCCTCAGTTCGATGCGGCGCCGTTCATGGATAACTGGCATTTGCATGCGGTTGCCGAGCATTTGCAGGCCGTCAGTGACGGGCATATCAAAAAGCTCCTGGTGAATATCCCGCCGCGAACCGGCAAGACGCTTATGCTGCAGGTAGCGTGGCCGGCATGGACATGGGCTCAAACAGAGATAGCGCCTCTCAAGGGACCTCAGGTCAAGTTCATGTCGTTGACCTATGCCGGCGACCTGGCGCGGGAAATGGCAACCACAGCTCGGCGCTTGATCGATAGCCAGTGGTATCAGGAGCGTTGGGGCGATCGCTTCAACATTGATCCGCGGCAAGACAACAAAGAACGGTTCGATACGAGCAAAGGCGGGACGCGCATATCCACGTCATTCGGTGGTGTCGCTCTTGGCCGTGGTGCCGATATCAAGATCATTGACGACCCGATTAAGCCGGATGAAGCGGAATCGGAGACGGTTCGTGATTCTGTGAACCGCACTTATGACGAGACGCTGCGTAACCGCGTGACTGATCCGCGGCATTCGGCTGAAGTGATCATTATGCAGCGGCTGAACGAGAATGATCTGTCCGGGCATGTTCTCGAAACCGATCCGGATTTTGTACATCTCTGCCTGCCGATGGAATACGATTCAGGCCGTCATTGCGTTACCGTGATTGGCTTTGAAGACCCGCGCACGGAAGATGGCGAGCTCCTTTGGCCTGAACGCTTTGACGAAAAGGTGCTAGAGCCCTACAAGCGCGTTCCCTATCAATGGGCGGGGCAGTACCAGCAGGCGCCGGCCCCGCGAGGCGGTGCCATTATCCGCCGCGAATGGTGGCAGCTCTGGGAACCGCCGGACGGCAAATGGCCACCGTTCGAATTCCTCCTGGCATCCGTTGATGGCGCGTACACGGCCAAGCAGGAGAATGACCCCTCGGCTTGTACGGTGTGGGGCATCTTCAAAAACGAAGATGGCCTTATGTCTGCCATGCTGGTGAAGGCCTGGCGTAAGTTTCTTCCTTTGCACGGCACGACTGTCGAGCGCGGCGAGCGAGAGACTTATGCGCAATATCGTCGTCGTGCCGAACCGGAATGGGGCTTGGTCGAATGGGTTGCCGAGACATGCCAGTTTCGAGATTCCAAAGGCGTCGTCGTCGGCAGTGTGGACAAGCTCATCATTGAAGGCAAAGCGACCGGCATTAGCGCGGCTCAGGAGATTCAGCGCCTCTACGGTGACGAGAAATGGACCACAGAGCTGATAGAGCCAAGCGGTGACAAAGTAGTCCGCGCGCACGCTGTTGTGCCGCTGTTCGCCGCCGGCTTGGTCTATGCTCCAGATCGTGAGTGGGCAGAAATGGTCATATCGGAGATGGAAACGTTTCCGAAAGGCCGGTATGATGATCTGACTGATTCGTCAACGCAAGCTCTACGCTATATGCGCGTGAACGGCCTGCTGCGACAGAGAGAGGAAGTCATGGCAGAGGATCGGCGCCGCTCTGCGCATCGCGGCCAGCGGAAGGCGCTGTATCCAGTGTGAGAGGACCACAGCTATGCCAGTTCCATATGCAAAAGTGAGAGAGGATTTTATCCGAAGTCTTAAAGAGGCAGGAATAAAGCCAGAAGAACTTAGGTCGGTTATCGACGAATGGTGGGAGGCAGGATCAAAGTATTTCAATATCTCTAATGATGATGATGATGCCGATGAATCCGCACGCCGGCATGTTGAAGGCGATGAATGATTACCAAATCGAAACGTTGGCATAATTGGATCGGTAAATTTTGGGTAACGGCCGCCTATAGCGTTGCGCCAGCATATCATTGCCGGAGACGGCAATACTCCATTAGAGTGGAGTGGCCGCGGTCTACCGAATCCTTTGTAGCAAGCGTGACATTCTTTGGCTTCCGCCCGTCTCAGTGGAAATGGATTGTTCGATAAGGACAAATGATGAACATACAAACATTGCCTAAGGTCTTCATCGCTCTCCCCGCCTATGGCCAGCAAGTCATCAGCACTACCGTTTCCTCGCTAGTCGCCACGACACGGGCGCTTGAAGTCAATGGCTATAATGGCGGCTTTGGCACGCTGAGCTATCCGGACATTACCGAAATCAGGAACATATTCCTATCGATCTGGTACGACAAAATCCAGACAAGCCACATGCTGTTCATTGACGCGGACATGGGATTTTCGCCGGACCTGATCCTTGACATGATCCGCTTCAACAAGCCCCTGGTTGGGGCTCTGTGCCCCAAGAAGAAGCTGCCGATAGAATTTGCCGGCCGCGCCAAGGATGGTCCCGCAAAATTCGTCAATGGCTTCATGGAGGTCAACGGCGTCGGCGGTGCCATCATGCTCTACAGCCGCGAAGTCATCACGGCGATGATTGAGAAGTTCCCCGATATCGTCGATACGGTGACGGTGAAAAACCATGCGGCCAAGCAGATTCTAGAAGGCCAGGGCGTCACACGCATGATCCGCGCTTTCGATCCGATCTGGATCAACGGCGAGAAATTCTCAGAGGATTTGAGCTTCTGTCATCGCTGGCAGCAATGCGGCGGTGAGGTATGGGCTAACATCGTTCACCAGGTGAGCCACGTTGGGCTGTACGAATACACCGGAGCGTATTATAACGTCATCAAGGATCATATTCGCCCCGATGGAGCGCCGGCACCACAGCCGCAACAGATTGCTTTGCATCAAGTCACGCTCGATAAGATCGCAGTGAACTCGGCTGACGTGGTAGGATCGATACAGGCTGCATAATGGATGACAAAACCGCTAGCGATTGATCTTTTCTGCGGATTAGGCGGATGGACGGACGGACTGCTTGCAGAGGGCTGGGATGTGGTCGGATTCGACATTGAACGGCACGAATACGGCGAGCACCGTTATCCGGCGCAACTCGTCATCCAGGACGTTCTGACGCTGCATGGCTCGCAGTTCCGCCATGCCGATCTCATCGTCGCCTCGCCGCCCTGCACCGAATACAGCTACATGGCGATGCCGTGGACGCGAGCAAAGCGGATCGCCGCCGCGCTCAGAGGCGAGGCCGAGTTCCCCGAGGACTATCGTGGTTCACGGACCGCCGCCGATCTGAACCGCCTGTTCGACGCCTGTTTTCGCATCCAGCGTGAAGCCTCCACGGCCGCCGGGCGGCACGTCCCGCTGATCGTCGAGAACGTTAAGGGAGCGCAGCCATGGATTGGTCGGGCGCGCTGGAATTTCGGCAGCTTTTACCTTTGGGGCGACACGCCGGCGCTGATGCCACGCGTTGCGCGCTATGGCATGCAGCATGGGCGGAAGACGCAGCGCCACTCCAACCGACGCGATGGTTACGATCATACGCGCCATCTGACGAACCCGGCAGAGCATGGCGTGACACAGCGCGGTTCCGGTCGTGCTTGGTTTGACCGAGCATTAGATGAGCGAAGGAAAAATCCCGCTGGCTTTAAAAACCCTGGAATCGAACTTGGCAGCATTGGTTTCAACGTGGCGTCTGCGCAGCAATTTGGCGGCATAGTTGAAGGCGTGAAGATCAAGCGCAGCGATAACGACAAGCGCCAGCACATCGGCATAAAACGAAAATTCGCCTCCGCCATGATCGCCAAGATTCCTGAGCCGCTAAGCCGATGGATTGCCGCCTCGTTCAAGTCTAAGGAAATGATATGCAATGTCGCATGAAATCGTCTATAACATGGATTTAGTAAGGGAGATTTGCGCGGCCATTCATTCGCTTCGGTCAAAGAACGGCATTCGGTTGCGTCAGCCGCTGGCGCGAGTGACAATCATTCATCCCGAAGTGTCTAAGATCACACATCTGGCATCCATCATCATGGATGAATGCAACGTTAAGGCCGTGATGTTTAATGAGACGACCTACCAATGACTTTCGACGAACTCCTGAAGCAATTCGACATGAAGTCGTAAAGAATGGCTGAACCTCTTGCCTCTATCGTCGTCGATACAGACGAGCCGGAAACCATCGATGTAAATCAAGATGGAATGCAGCAGCTATTGCCGGATGGTTCGCTGGTTATCGACATTTCCTCGCGTAGAGAACAAAACAGCAACAAGAAGTTCGACCGCAATCTTGCCCTTGATATGGGAACCGGCGAGCTATCGCAAATTGCGCAACAGCTCTTAGAAGGCATTGAAGCGGATATTCAATCGCGAGCGGAATGGGAATCAACCCGTTCCCGCGGCATTGACATGCTGGGGCTGAAACTTGAAGAGCCTCGCGGCGATGTAGGATCGTCAAGCGCCCCGCTTGAGGGCATGTCAACGGTCCGCGATTCCGCGATGTTGGAAGCAATCCTGCATTTCCAGTCCAACGCCATTGGCGAGCTGCTGCCGGCGGAAGGGCCGGTCAAGGTCAAGAACGTTGGCCAGGAGACGACGCAGAGCGACGACTTAGCCGAGGCGTTTGAGAAGCAGTTCAATCACTATCTCACCGACATTGCGACTGAGTATTATCCCGACACCAAGCGCATGCTGTTCTGGACCGGATTTGGCGGATCAGGATGGAAGAAGGTCTATTCGTGTCCCATTCGCAGACGGCCGGTCGCGGAAAGTGTGGATGCGGAGGACTTCATTGTATCGAACCGGGCGACCGATCTATGGAACGCGGCGCGGCTGACGCATCGGATCAACATGCGCCCGTCCATCATGAAGCGCATGCAAGCCATCGGTGTTTATCGCGATGTGGTACTTGGACAGCCCACGCCGGTGACGAATAAGGTCGAGGAAAAGACCTCGGCTATTGAGGGCATCCGGCTTCAGAACGATCGGCCCGAAGATCAGCCTTATACGCTGTACGAATGCTATTGCGAACTCGATTTGGACGAATATGCGCCGACGCAATTCAAGGGCAAGGCAATCCCGCTTCCTTATCGCGTGACGATCGATAAGGATTCCCGAGAGATTCTAGAAATCCATCGCAATTGGCGAGAGGACGACGAAGCATGCCTGCCGCGGAAATATTTCGTTCGCTATCCGTTTATTGAAGGCATGGGGCTGTACGGGCTTGGCCTTGTGCATGTGTTGGGGAACATGTCAGCCGCATTGACGGGTGCGATGCGGGAAATTCTTGACGCCGGCATGTTTGCGAGCTTCCCTGGCTTCCTGATCCTAAAAAGTGCGACTCGTCAGCTCACCAATGAAATGCGCATTCCGCCTGGCGGTTCGATGGCATTGGATGCCCCGAATGGCCGAATAGCGGACGTAGCCATGCCGCTTCCCTATAAGGATGCATCGCCTGGCTTGATGAATTTGCGGGCCGCGCTGCAGGAAGACGCGCGCCGGCTTGGCGGTACGGCCGATATGCCGATTGGCGAAGGCAAGCAGGACGCCCC